GTAGTATGTATTATTGATTGCATTACTTAGATTTCTTTTTGTTAAATATAAACTATTTTTTATAAAATCTGGAGTAGAATTTAAATTACTTGGATTTGCACCAGAACTAACAAAAGAATATGTTGAAGAGTTTCCCCTATAGTTGTAACTAATTGATGTTCCATCTGAAACATCAAAAAAAGGTATCGTCGAATACCCCCAACTGCCACTCAATATTGTGGGATTTTTATTTCCATATGTTGGATTATTTGGTTTTGCTTGATGAAATATTCTTACAAAATCATAAGATTCTTCGGTATCAATTGTTGGAGATCCATATACCCAAAATTGACCATCAAAAGGGCATTTGATGGACCATATATTTGCTCCTGGTGCATATCCGTGTTTTTTTCCAGCAGACTCTGAAGCACAATGAGTTCCATGTGTTCTTATATTACCTTCCAATCCAAGTTTATACTCCAATGTATACCCTTGATACGTTGACGGACTTGTAGACGTATCCCAATCATATTCAAGAGCACTTGATGGTGGAGATGACGCGCTCTCACCACCAGTCCAAGCATTTGCATTGTTTCCAAATGTCGGATGATTGATAGACATAGTTGTGGCAAGATTGTAGTGTCCTGTACTATCAATAGGAGTATTATTGGGATTATTTTCTAAAACAGATCCAGTTTCATAAATAAATCCACCAGCAATATTTGGTGGAAATTCTATTATATTAGATCCTTCAGGATCAATTGTAAGATCTGCTGGTGTATTTCCTACTGTTGGATAATTTCCACCATAAGGATTGCCTGTAGACTCAGGTGTATGATATCTAAAGTGTGGTTTGCCTAACTCCTATTGAACCTTAACATAAAACCAAACATCTCCAAAAATATCAAGAGTATCAATAATTTTTCCTCTAGAATATTCTACATCATCTACAGTTTGAATAATAGTTTTTCCAATATTTGAACTAAAATTACTATACGTTGCACCTGTGAAGACATAAACTAATATAGTATATCTCGGAACAGTTAAAGTTCCTAAATTTTGAAATTGGGCAGATCTATTATTTGTATTTTGCCACCAATCAATATATGTTTTACTTGGATTATTTGAAAAATATTGCGGATCGACATACTGTGGACCATCAACAACTATATCCCTAACTCTACTATTTCCTTGAGAATCCAAAAAATCTGGATGATGTTTATCAACACCTATATCTTGTATAACAATATCTACATCACTTCCATCTCTTCCAGAAAAAATATTATCATTGACAATTATTCCCGAATTGACATTTTTCCATGGATTGTATTTGTACTTTGTTCTTATTTTACTCCAACTTATAACATCAGAACTTTGATCTGATAAATTTGTAGGATTTAAATATATTGTAAATTGTGCTTGATTTGATGTTGCTTCTTTTTTATACTCTTGTATTTTGGAATATGTTTGCCTCAATGATGTATTTGTAGATGAACCCATATTTTTCCATGGGAAAACATATCCAAAATAATTTACACCACTTACAGTATATAATCTTTGGTAGAAATCCCTATATTGAGGTCTAAAAGAATAAGTTTCATTTGCATATCTTTGCGTTCTGACAGATATATTATAATTTGGGTGATACTTTCCATCAAGATCAATACTTTCAATATCTTGGTTATTCCTTAAGATATTTACCTGTTCCTCTGTTAGACGATAACTAGTTCTTAAAGAACTTGAAGTTTTTCTATTGATACATTCAATACATTCGTCGGGAATATTTTCAATATCATGTGTATGAGAACATAATAAGTTATGAATTTCTTCGGATTTTGATGCGTCTTTAATGACGATAGTATATACTTTTTTCACTAGTTGTCTTCCAGTGGAGTTAGATATTCTTTATAATTATTATCAACTTCATTTATTTCTTGTACATTAAAAAGTTCATTAAGTAGTTCTGCTTTTTCTTGTGTTAATATATTAGATTCATATAATTTTTCTAATTTTTCTCTCATAATTGGATCATTTAGGTGACTAACTATAAGTTTTCTTCTAAAAAAATCTTCATGAGTGAGATGAAGTTTGACTTCTTCACCATTATTAAACTTTTGTATTATTGTCCTCATAACATTGATCCTCTCGTAAATCTATAAGTTGTTAAACCACTAACACCAGTTTGTGGAGTTGCTTGAAGAATACAATTTCCTCCACTAATTGTTGCTCCAATAGAAACAAGTAATGAATTATTATACACAACTCCATATTCTTGTGCATATGCGGTAGATTGGTCTTGTGTTACAAGAACCTTTTGTGCCTGAATAGAAGAACCAAAACCAATATGAACTGTGTATTCAGCAATCTTAAAGTCAGTAGAAGAAACAGAGAAACTATCTAATGTTGTAGAAACACCAACAGATGCAGTAAATGTTCCAACTCCAGTTTTTATTCCATAAGTCTCAACTTGAAATGTTGTCTTCGGATTTGTGGTTCCAATACCAAGATTACTAGAAACATAAGCACCACCAGTCACTTGAAGTTGTTGTGATGCTGTGCCTGTTGCTGTTGTGGTTCCTACTAATAATGTAGTTCCAGAGTTAATAACAACTGTACCAATACCAGCAGTTGGTCCAATATTGATTTGAGTGAATGAACCAGAAGCACCAAGAGTACCAAAGTTGATTGTCTTAGTTGTTCCTACACCAGAAACACCTGCTTGAATATTGGTGGTTTGTGATGTGGTTGCTCGTCCTAATGTAATCGTACCAGTTCCACTCGTTCCACCAAGAGTAAATGTACCTGATGTTTGGGAAGCAGATAAAGTAACGTTAGTTGTAGTATTACCACCAAGAAGTGTTGCAGCAACATTACCTGCTGTAATATTTCCAGTATCAACAGTTAATGAACCTTGAGTTATAATATTATTATCAAAATGAGCAAGACCTTTTACATATAACTTATCCTTTACTCTGGTTTCATTATTCAGAACAATTGAAGAAACACTTGAAATGCCACTAGAAGCAACTTCAATTGATGGAGTATTTGTAGAATATTGATATACGGTATTATTGGAACCACCAACAACATAAGCAACATTCTGAGATGGTATTATATGAATACCTGTTGGGGTAAGTTCATTAAATCCAACATAAACATCATCATAAAATACAGCAGTAGAAATATCCCAAGCAGTTCCTAAACGGAATTCATAAATTCTATCATTTGAACTACCAGTTACCCACAAAACTGTACCAGTAGAATTGAATGAAATATCAGTTGGAGCAGTCTCTAATACAAGGGGTGCTGTTCCTAGAACCAAAGTTTTACTATCATAAGTTACACCAGAAGCAAGACTATATGGTGTAGAAAGTGAATATTGATAAATTGTATTATTTGTGCCACCACAAACATACATTTTGGAACCACTATTACCAAAAGTAACTCCTTGTGGTGATGTATCTTGTGTTACATTGTAACTTGTAGTCCATCCAACACTTGATGGCGCAACATTCCAGGCAGTTGATAATGAATATTCATGGACATAATCACCAGAAGCAATGAGTGGAGCAACGCCAGTATTTCCACTGATAAACATTTTTGTTCCAGTGGAATTAAAATCAATTCCAAGTGGACCAGTTTCTTGTGTTCCAGTGGGGAAATATGTTGTTGCAGTACCAGCAGCAGTACTTACATCATAAGATGTTGAAAGTGTATATTGATAAACTCTATCATTGGTTGTTGGACCGATAACAAACAATGCAGTTCCTGCTGCTCCAACATAAACTGCCGATGGAGAGGCATCCTCTGATATTGTTTTGAATTTGCTAGTATAATACCAAGATTGAATATCAGTTGTTGATAATACTGAATTAATTCCAACCGTTCCTACACCAACGGTAATTGCACCACGAACATCTAATGCTGATTGTGGATTTGTGGTTCCAATACCAAGATTACCACTAACATAAGCAGCACCAGTCACTTGAAGGTTTTGGTTTGCTGTTCCTGTTGCTGTTGTGGATCCTACCAATATTGGTCCGTTGATGAATGTGGAAATACCAGAAACATAAAGACTAGATGCTGTAATAAAACCTACTGTTGTAATACCAGAAACATAAAGACTAGATGCTGTAATAAAACCTACTGTTGTAATACCAGAAACATAAAGTTGCTGTGTCGTTAAGTTTGTTGTTGTTGTAATACCTAAAGTACTAGCACCAGAAACATTAACATTAGTAGCAGTAATAAAACCTACTGTTGTAATACCAGAAACATAAAGTTGCTGTGTCGTTAAGTTTGTTATTGTTGTAATACCTAAAGTACTGACCCCAGAAACTCTAACATTACCAACTACATCCAATTTTGTTGTTGGTATTGTTGTTCCTATACCAATATTTCCACTTGAATATACAAAATCAGTTGCTCCTGCTAAAAATCCATTACTTGCTTTATAAGGTATTGAATTTAAATTTCCTGGTGCAACTACATCTGATACGGTAATTCTGACTGTTGCAATACCAGTTTGTTCTGCTGGTAAAGTTCCAACTGGATCAACTGAAACTCCATTACCAACAAAATTAAATGTAGTGAAACTATTTGCTATACCAACTTGAATATTATTGTTAAATACAGTAAAAGAACCAGGACTTAATCCAGTAGCAGTAATATTTGACCCAGAAGTCCAATATCTTTTTCCTGGTTGATTTACATATGCAGTTAGAACATATTGTTGTCCAGAACCAACTGGAATAGGATTTGCCCCAATTGATGAAGGACCAACTAGTGGGTCTCCTAAATCTGGTTCTGCTTGATCTAATCCCAAAAATTCATAACGGTCTGTCGTAAGACCAGTTAAAGATTTCTTTTTAACTCTTTTGCTGAGAAATCCTGGAGTTGCCATTTATCTATTATTGATTTGAGGTTTCAAGAACACTTGTAATAAACTTAAGTTTTGCTGGAGTTGTACTTGCACTTCCACTGATTGTAATAAAATCACCAGTTTCCAATACCAATTTACCAGGTAATAGATTTACTGTATCGTTTGCTGGAATATAAAAATCTTTTACAATTTCTGTTGATACGGTAGAACCAGAACTTACACGATTGTGATACCAACTAATTGATTGAGTACTAGTACTAATATTAGCACACTGAGCTAATAGAAATACTCCAACATATCCTGCGGGTGCTGTATAGACAGTATCAGTCGTCAACCCAACAACTTTGGTATATGTTTTAAAATTATTTACTGCTGCTGCCGCAATTGCCATTTTTATTAATCCTCCTTAATCTGATAGTGCAAGAATAAATGGTGTCATAGTAGTGAATAGTGCTTTTGTAAAATCTCTACCTGATATTTGACCTGTTGATTGGTTAATCACAACACCATCACCAATATTAAAATTACCTGTTTGGTCTGTACTTGTATAAGTTACAGTTCCACCGTCAATTTGAACTACTTTATTTTCAGGGATTACAACACCACCAAGAGCAGGTTTTGCTGTAAAAATGTTTGTACCAGCACCAACGTGTTCGAATGAAATTGTAGATGCGAGTTGTAAACTTCCCCTTGCAAAATAGACAGTTGTTCCAGCACTAACTGTATTATTTAGTGTCTGTAAAAATGTGACTGTTGAAATACCAGAAGAAGGTAAAGTTGCAGCAGCAACCTTATAATAAATTGGTTGATAATTAGAAACAGATGCTGTTGCTGTTGTTCCTGCTCCTGCTGGTCCTGCGATTGTAACTGTTGTCCCAGCATTCAGATATTGAGATCCAGAATTTAAAAGATTGATTGCAGTGACTGAACCATTTACAACTGTTGCTGTTGCTTGTGCTACAACTCCATTTGGACCAGTTGGATTACTAATTGTAACAGTTGGTTGTCCAGTATAACCAGAACCACCACCATCTACTCGAATGGAATTGATATTGTAATATAAAGTTCCAAAATAGCAAGACTGGCCATCATAAGGACGATTGGTTCCAACACCAGAAATCGTAATTACATTCGATCTTACTGTTGCTTCTGTTGTTGCTGTTCCAGTATAACGATAAATGGATTTCGTTGTATTATCTCCCACACCAACTGCATAAAGACCATAGTTACCAAAGGACGAGTTGGAGTTTGTAATATCACATTGTCCACCAGATGCTGTATAAATCGCAATATCATCACAAATTGTAAAGATAGAAACTAATTGTGCGTATCCACCATTTGTAATTGAAACTCCAATACCACCTTGATTGTATTGTGTATAACTATCGACACTCATTGAACCAGTTACACCAATATCAGTTTGGTCTCCTGGTTCTGCATCAAATCCATTAACTTTGAGACCAATACTATTTGCAATAAAGTTAGTGCAGTTACGAATATAAGGTCCCTTATCAATATTTCCAACACCTGGTGAATAAGTAGTTAATCCAATTTTTGTTGACGACCAATTATTACTTGTTTGTCCGTCATAATCTGCTGGATATGTAGTATTAATTCCTGCTCCACCAAGAGCACTTAATCCATTTTTAAGAATTGTTGTAACAACACCAACACAAGAATAAATTGCTGATACAACATTCGCACAACCACTCAAACTTTGATTTCCATAAGCACCATCGGGTTGCATACTCAAATCTTTTACTTGCGTATAATAATTTTGGTAATTTACATTATCTTGGTTCTTGTAAGTAACATTATTAATACAAGATCTAGCAATTTCAGCGGCATATGTTATAGCATCCATTGTTTGTCTAGTGCCACTGTCATTTCCATTAGCACCAGGAATAGGAAGAAGTACTCCTGCGTTTGTATAGTATGATTTACCTGCTCCAACACATTTAGAATTTCCACCTCTTGTGATATCAAAGCAAACTGCTTTTAGAGCTGACTTGACATTTAAAACGCAATTTGCTTTAAAAGTGGGGTCATAATATGTTGGACTATTATAATGTTCAAAATTCGTGACATACCCCATTGATTCATTCGCAATAAAATCAAGGTTCAATCGAATTATTCTTGCCGCATCAAAGAATCTATTTGACGAAACACCAGCTAATGGAACAAATGATATAACTGCTGCATTATTAGTTGCAGGAGAACCATTAAAATTCAGGTTCGTCATATGACAACCGTTATTCACATAGAACAAATCTCGATCTGGATATTGTGGAGTTATAGTACAATTGCGAAGTTCTGTCCCTTGTATTGAAACATTTTTTGCTAAAGTAATTGGGTTATTCTCAACAAAAGTTCCAGGGAACACTTTAATTGTATCACCAGGTAATGCAAGTGCTGCTGCTGCTTTTATCGTCCTCTTTGCGTCACTTTCTATCAAACCAGTATTTGCATCACTTCCTTCATAAGAAACATAAATTGTTTTTCCGATTGAAGTTTTGATTCCAACTTGAACTGTTCCTTTTCCAATTGCTTGAGAAGATGTTAAAGTAATACCAGTTCCTACCGTAAGTTGTGTTACAATACCAACTAAATTAATACCACTTCCAGAAAAGAAAGTTGCAGTAATAATTCCAGCAGAACTTAATTGACTTACAGTAGTAACACCAAGAGTTGTAATACCAGAAACTTGAAGACTAGAAGCAGTAATAAAACCTACTGTTGTAATACCAGGACCGACTTGAAGTTGTGTAACAGAGGCAATACCACCAATAACATTTACTGCTGTCGTTGCTGTGGATGCTTGAGAATCACCAGTAATACTAATATTATAAGTTCCAGACAATCTATCTGGGGATATTCTACCAGATGTTATACCAGATGCGTCGGCAAGATTTGTAGCAGTAGTAGCAGTTCCAGTAAGATTTCCACTAAATGTGGTTGCGGTAATTATACCAGTAGAGTAAATACTACCTACAGTCAAAATACCAATATAAGCACTCGTAATTGAAGCAATCCCAATAGTTGCTATTCCAACATTTGCAATTCCAGTATTGATGTAATTAAGAGAAGTAATTCCTATTGCTTTAATGTAGTCAGAAGTTAAAGATGTAATACCAGCAGTTGCAACACCATCTAATGTAGTTAATGTTAAAATTCCAACTCTTGCGATTGGTGTTGAAATACTAGATGCTGTTAAAACTCCTACAGTCGAAGAACCAGAAACTCTAATATTAGTTGCCGTTAAAAATCCTACAGTCGCAACTCCAATTGAAGCACTTGTGATTGTAGAATAACCAATAGTTGCTGTTTTATTCGCATACAAATTTCCACCAACATATAAATCTCCACCAGTTGTTGTAATTCCACCAGAAGACGCAAGAGTAGAAATACCACTAATACTTAAACTTGTTCC